AAATTTTATACTCTTTTATCTACCCTAGACTTTCCTAAGAAGCCGCGTTGGCTTTTGCTTGACGATATCCGTTTCCCTAGCGAAATGGTCTCTTGGCGGATGATTGATTCACCCAAAGTCGATCTTACGTCGTTTGGTCATTTCAGCGGAACTGGTTTGGTCAACATCTCTGAAGGTTTTAAGTTTGGCTAATGCCTTTTTACTCAGCTTTCACTGCAAGTGGTTATCTAATTAATAACCTTCAAGAGCTTCTAGAGCAGAAGAGTCTTTCCTCTTTTGCTCTTAGCAAGCTTGCTTCTTTGTCTCCGACAACTACACGCAAAATTTGCAGTGATGCTCAGTACATCCCTTCTCCAGAAGTTCTAGAAAAGATATGCCTTAGTCTTGAAGTATCTCCCGGCGACGTTTTAGGAATAAAGAGTACAATGGAATTATCTGTTGCAGTAGGTTCTGGTGTTCTCTCAGGCTGATTATGCTTTAGCTGCTCGTCTGCTCGGCCTGCCAATGCCGGTAACTCCCGCAGAACAAGCAGCCGCTGCTCCCATGACTGCTCGAGTTCTGCGTGACTTCATGCAAATGAGGCCACCGAGTGCAAATGGCGAGACTGACGGAATCTATACGGGAGCAACGAGATCGTTGAACTCTTATCCCGATGTTGAGTATCCGATGGTTAAGGCTAAGTTAGCCTCCCGGTTACGCACGGAAGTTGAAGAGCCCTCTGATGATCAGTATTTGATCGAGCTTTTGCAACAGCTTGTGGGTAATCCTGAGCTGGTTCAAGAGATGCTGATGCTGCTCGATGCTCTAGATGAAGCTGAGCAAAGCCATATGGATGAGCTGTCTTCTCAGCGTCCGCCTGATTTCGACATGCCCAACGAGGGCACTAACTATTCGATGCTGAATGCTCCTGCATCGAACTCTATTCCTCCTTCTGTCCAGTTCCAACAACTGAGCTGATGAACGCACGCGAACACCAGCTGAAAGAACGCGATGTTAAAAGGGATGCACCGGAGCAAAACCCGGTGGATTTTATGCATCGTTATTTAGCTTCTAACTTTCCTCAGACAGCTGCGATGCCTTCTAAAGAGCAGAAAGAATCTCAGCTTCCGATGAATAACACAGAAGATATCCTAAAATCAATGAAGAAGCCTCTTAGTGGCACTTCTTTCGATAATCCTGCAGGAGGTTAAAAATGCCCGTTTCTTTAATTCCTGGAGCTGTTGGAGCTGCCACTAAGGTCACTGCTCCGATGGTTACAGCCCCTATTGCTGCAAAAACAGCAGGAGCTGTTGGACCGACATTAGGTGCAGTCGAGAGTTCAGTCATTGGAAGCTCTTTAGCTGCTTTTGCGCCTGAACTTCTGAAAACTCTTTTTGGACAAGGCGGCGCACTTCGATCGCCTGCTTCAGCGCAAACAACTGGAACAGCGGGTAAGTTTACAATTACCGCACAAGACGTCTTAGCTCTCGAGCAGTTTGTAGATCGAATCAATTTCAGACGTCCATTCGGCCCGAAGCTTGATGCAAACGAAATCCTAAACGACACTGCTAAACGACTGAACGAACAGCTGAATCAGGCAACACGACGGGAGATGGAACTCGCGCGTGTTAAAGGAGAACTCGCTGCTCTGCCTAATTTGATGACTTCAATCGGTCAAATCGGCACTGCTCAAAGTCAACTAGCTCAAGCAGGTTTGAGTAAAGTATTAGAAAGTGCTTTACCTGCCTCTTACCTGGGCAATCTTGGTGCTTCTTACCAAATTACTAAGTAATCATGACTGGAGATCTCTCGAAATTTGCCCCGTCTCTTAGCCAAAGATACGGTATCGACCTGAACGTGGCTCAGGGAGGTCTCCCCACGATTGGTAAAACCGAGAAAGTGGGCGGCATCGAAGTCGACAAGCTACCTGAAGCACTTAAAAATCTGATTAAAGCACGAGACCAGATCGCGGCTGACGAACAGGAAAGGAAAGACAATCCTCTTATCCCTCAGACTGGTTTCACTCGTACGAGTGGTAAAACAAAGACAGAAGTAGCCAAGCTCGACGACTTCAAACCTGAGCGAAATCAGACGCCTTCTACATCTGTTATCGATACTGCAGATAAGATTAGTCAACGTACTTATGACCTTAACCTTGAAATTCTCAGGCAAAACCCTGAACTTCTGAGAACGATTCTTGCGGCTCGCCAAGACGAGGCAAGAGTCGTTGGAGAAGAAAAACGGAAAAGTTCTGTGATTCAAGAATGGGGTGCGATTACTCGTGCTGAAATCGCAAGAGATCAAGCTTTAGCTCAGTCTCTGCTTGCTACAAACGTCCTGGCACATACACCTAACATGGGTGTAATCCAGGCCCTTAATCAAACAGCTCCTTCTGTCGTGGGGGCGTACAAAATGGGCTCCCCTGTACTAGGTAAGTAATCATGGCAATAGGAGCAGTCTTAGGAACAATCGGTACAGGCTTAAGCATCGCTAAAGGTGTTAAAGATCTATTTGGCGGCGGTAGTAGTAGTAGCGGCGGTGGGTCTGCGGGTGCGCCTATAGACTACTACGCCAAGTACGGTGCAATGGCTGCTGCAGCCAACAGCCCGATTACTTTGGCTGGCATGCGCTATGGCACGACCCTTCAGGGTTTAGCTGGAGCACAAGGTCTTTTAGGCTCAACATTGTCTACAGGATCTGCCACTGCGCTTCGTGACGCCGCTGAGCGTGGTCAAATCGCCACTCAGGCACAGGCTGGCGAGGCCATGAGCATGATTGGCAAAGGGCTTGATCTGCAGAAAAACCTTGGCGATGCTCGTTTGAGCGTTGCACTGCTTGACCCTCAGTTCATGTCTCAAGCGGCCACCGCTGCTCGTCAAGGCGATAACAGCTTGGCACTGAGCTTAGGTCAGACAAATCAAGGAATCAGAGCTCTACAAGAATCAGCCAAAACAAATATCGCCCAACAGTATGCACAAGATCTGGGTGCAATGGCCCGGACTCGAGCTACTGGCGCGGCCAATCTTGCATTAGGAGCTCAGCGAATCGCTGGTGATCTGGCAAAATACGACGCTTCAATCGTAGGCGGATTGACTCTCAACAAGGCTAAAACTGAGAGTGACATCGCTCGAATCCGCGCAAACGTTGGCGCTACAAAGGACCTGCGTCAAAATGCTATGAACATAGCCATGACTGGTCAACGGTTCTTCGGATGATTCAAACTCAAGCTGCGGAAACAGATACGGTTGGAACTTGGTTAGGAACGCTAGGTAAGACTGAAAAAGACGCTTTCTTGCACTACGTCAAGAACAGCACAAGCGACATTGAAAGTTATTTATATGCTCGTTTTCTGCGCCCTGGCTACACAGGCTCAATCGCAGATCTTGCAGCGTGGCTTCAAGAAAAATATCCCAAGCAAGATTTACGTAAAGTCTTGTTGATTGAGATCGACAGTCTCAAGATGGATATTGATAACGTAAGACAGATGACGCTTACTGGGATGCTTGATCATGCCACAGCGGCAACGAAAATCAGCGTTCTACAAAAAGAACTCAGATCGCACATCCAAGCAGTCAGACAGCTCACTGATGGTCTCGATCGCCGTGGGCTTCTACTTGCTGGTGCGGATCGTTGTCTACGTGAGCTCATGAACAGTTTCGAAGATTCGCCAACCATGGCTTCTCTTTTGGACGAAGCTTCCCTTGTTGTCTGGTCAACCATCGAACGAGAAGAAAAGTCGTGACAGACGATCATGTGTCCTTGACGCATCGCGAAAGACTTATCCAGTACATCGAGGACACTGAATACGACCGTGAGGTACTACCTCATTACGGTTTGATCCCTGATTGGTATATTCGGTATAACGAACTCAGGGATCTTATCTGTGCTTTTTTAAACAGTCTCGAGAAGAGCCAGTACGTTGACGAGGGAGCACTTGAAAATACCCATGAAGGAGTCGTTGACGCCGAGAGCTAACTCGATTGTGTCGTCTTCTTCGATGTATTCCCCACCGAAAGGAAGGATACAAGCAGGCTGAGTAGATATGGGGCGACCTGTGCAGTCTGTCCACCAAATGAGTTTGTCGTTAGTGGAGCCACTAAAAAGAGCTTCTGTGCATTGTCTGGTAATTTTTGTAAGACCTTTATCAAGTGTGTAAGCGCCACAGTGATAAAGCAAAAAATTACGCTGTGCTACTGCATCGAAGCACATGTATTTCCAATGGAAAAACACAAGCCACTCGTCGCCAATGTCAATTGGAGCTGTCGAGTTAAAAGTAGGAGACTCACCTACTACTTTTTTCAGACTGCTTGAGTCAATCGTTATATCAGACTGACCCGGAGTCTTGATTACAAGAGGCAGTGTGGAATACAGCAGACGCAGGTGACCCTGATCTGAAAAGAAGCACCAGTTTTTCTCTGGCTTACCAGCAGTTAAATTTTCGCCTGCAGGAGGATAAACACAGTCAACTACCTCTCCGTATTCGTCAAGACGTCCGACACAAATTTTGGGTTGGTTTACCAGTGTGTGAGAGGATTTATTCCATTTAGATGCGTAAGAACTCGTGACAAACTGCATGTACAGATCATCGTCAGGCGCTTTAAATAATCGCGAGTCTTCGTAACTAAGACGATGTGGATTACTGCGGATTTTACGGGCACCTAATACCGTGTCATAAGACGAAAGTTCACCCACATAAATTTCTGTAGGTGTGTTGTTGTAGTAGTAATAGCTTTGGTCAGGGTGAAATATGAAAGGCTCTGGTTGGCTACGGAATGTAATAAGCCTATGACCTTCTTTAATAGTTAGACACGGGCTGAAGTTTGCGATTGCCCCTTCAGGAAGACCCCAGCGAATTCTTGTAAATTCGCCTCCAATATCTTCTGCTTGCTGATAAACAGTGGGGTAGCCATTTTCAGGACGGATGTTGACGGGGAGCTCTAAATAACTCAGAGCAGTTTCGTGACGAACATGTTGGATTGTCATTCTTCAATCACCTCAATGGCTTTAATAAACCCTTCCGCAACTTTATCCCAGCGGAAAGAGGGGTTTTGCGTTACCTGAAAACACTTGTTTGCTACTTTTTCACGGTACTCTTCGCTCTCGTAAAGTTTGTTCAGAAGCTTGGCAGCGTGTTTGTAGTCAACAAGTCCTCGCTCAACACCTAGATCTTTGTCAGTAATCCAAGCTGCTACGTCGATTAATTCAGCACTATCTTTCCAAATATCAGCAGAAGAAGTGTGGTTAGGAACTAGTTGGGCCTTTCGTGTTTGGGCATGCTCAAAAGGAACTAATCCCCACCCTTCACCGTCAGCAGTGTTAATGCCCACATCAACAGCGTTGTAAATAAAATTTAGATGCTCATCTGGGGGAGCGTGCATGTAATTCATATTCGGAGTAAGCGCAATTTTTGCTGTAGGGTCCAGTCCTCGACGCTTCATTTCAGTTTCAAACAATTCTTTAATTGACCAACCAAGATCTTTCGCCCCCATATTCAAATACAAAAGCACATCCTCTTTGCCCACAGCGAACTCGCAGAACGCTTTGATTGTTTGGTCAATTCGTTTGCGGGGCTGATTTCGATTGCCGTTAAAAACAATAAATTTATCTCTAGGCAGACTTAAACGATCTCTTGCCTCATTTTTATCGATTTCAAAAAACTTACCAGTATCCAAACCGTGCGGAATTACGCCAAAACGTTCAGGTTTGATCCCATGCGCCATAATGCGCTGAGCTTGTTCAATCGTGAAAGTAATAGCAAAGTCAAAATCAGGAATGTACCTGACCATCGAAAGCGGATACCATTCCGAATCAATAGGAAAGTAAGCAATGAATTTAAATTTGAGTCTGTCTTTCAAAAGATGAATTCTTTCCCAAACTTGATTTACGATCCAAATATCATTCAAACAAATGACATAATCAGGTTTTTCGACTTCGACGACTGCCTGTATTCGACCAATTCCAAAACGATCTGCAGGGTTAGCCGCACTGGCAGGGTAAATTTTAAAAGGGTACGTATGAGGGTCTCCAGTATAGTTTATGCCAAATACAACTACTTCATGCTTTTCATGCAGATGTTCGAGAACGCTATGGGTTACACGACTAAAACCAGTATTTGAAACAGCATCCCCGTACCAAAGAATCTTTGCCATACCGGTTTAGAATTACAGTATCAGTATACAAACACTATTAGATAATGCCTAGCAGAGAAACATTTGCATATCGCCGGAATCTCAAGCTCCGCGCACAAAAAGCTGTAGAAACAGAAGACTCTGCTATTGATAATGTTTTTTCTAGAGCACAGGATGATTTTCTAACGTTCTGTACACTTCTAGACAAGCCACCAGCACGACATATGCTGGAGTGGCATCGTGAGCTTATAACTGGTGAGAGTAATAAATATCTTCTTGATATTGCTGGACCAAATTTAGATATTCTCAGCCCCCGTGGATCAGCCAAAAGCACAGTCTTGAATTTGTTTACGGCCTGGGTTATTGGCCGACACACTCAAGCTGGTAGACCTCTTCAAATTATCTACTGCTCATACAACATCGCCACGGCTATACCCAAAAGTCGAATTATTAAACAAATTATCGATGCTTCGACATTCAAAAAAATATTTCCAAGGGTAAAACTCAAAGCAGGTATGCAGAGTGACATTGGTTGGTCGGTCGATTTCGACTATGCGGGGATCGACAGGATTGGCGACGAAGAATTTACTCTTCGTGCTGCTGGCCTACGCGGATCGATTACTTCAAAACGCGCTCACCTCGTGATCGTGGATGACCCGATCAAATCAAGCTCTGATATTAAAAACCCTGCAGTTCGAGAGGAGATGAATAACAACTGGTCTTCAGTTATCGCACCGATTGTTTTTGAAGGCGGTCGATCTATCTGTTTGGGCACCCGATTTCATCCTCTGGACATTCATAAAACGATGTTTGTGCCTCAAAAAGGGTGGAAGCAGGTCGCACAGGAAGCTCTCACTTACGACAAAGAAGGGGAACCTATTAGCTACTGGCCTGAACAGTGGTCTGTCGAATATTTACAAGGACAAAAAGAATTAGACCCGGTTGCATTTGCTTACCAGTACCAGCAACAGCCAGTCATGACTTCAGATCTGGTTTTATCACCAGATTTAATCGTCAAAGGGACAGTTGAAACAGAGTTTGACTCATTGGCTGTAGGTATCGACCTTTCAGCTAGTAAAAACGAGACCTCAGATTACACCGCGTTTGTTTTAGGCGGTCGTTTAAAAGATAAGTACTACGTCATCGACGCTCATCAGGTCAGATCTATCGGGAACTTGGAGAAAATCGACTTACTTTGCGACATGTTGGTCGAGTGGGGCATTCTTGAGCTACAAAACGACGTTTACTTCCCCACATACTCCACAGTGACTCTGGTTGTTGAAGCCGTGGCCTACCAAGCTTCCCTCGCTGCCGATTTGAAGAGGGTGCTTTTACAAGAAAGAGGGTTGTCAAACCTTCATGTACACGAAGTCAAAGGTTTTAGAGGAGATAAAGTGGCTCGTTTCCGAGGCACGCTCGGTCTTTTAGAAAACAAAAAAGTTATTTTTAACAAGTACAGGAAGTTTGATGCGCTTGTGGACCAGCTCATTAACGTAGGAGCGACCTCGCACGATGATTTACTCGACGCTTACACCTGGCTCATGACGTTCCTCCAACGACGCGGTAACTTTTCTATTGAGTACTAATGCAATCAATTTACATAACACTCACCGCACACAGCCCGCTTTCAAGAATCGAGGCTACCCTTAAAGTTCTAAAGGGATACGAAACTCTAGAACTCGACAAGGAAGTTGAGATCGTCATCGATCACAACAGTCGTCATGATTTAGATGAATTTTCAATGATTATTGCCTCCCACACCAAGCTTGGGAGAGTAGCTTTTGCAGTCGCCGCTCCAGAATTTGAAGGTTATAACCTTTGCTGGGCGCACAAACCATCACTGATAAAACGTATTAAAGATAAAATGCATGATTTTTATATGTATTCAGAGAATGATATGCTCTTTACTAAAAAACATTTTGATTACTGGTTTAAATACAAAGACTATTTACGCTCAAAAAATTTAGAGCCAGGTTTCTGTCGTGTAGAAAAGATTAAGGAAAGATTAATTCCTTTTGATAATTATCGAAGATGGAATTTATTAGGAGATACAGAAAATGTTTGGGGCGACATTCCGTATAGATCTGGTTTATTTCTTACACCTTATGAAACTGAACTTGTTGGGTTTACTTCACTTGGAAACCCTTACAACGGCATGATGATTTTAGATCAACACGATGCTGATATTTACGTTGAGTCTGACAGCAGTGACCCGCTCAAAAGCTACGCCAAAACAGGTAAAAGAAACTGGCCGATTGCTGATCGATCTTCAATGGGTCTCGCTTTTGAGAATGTTCCTGAGGGCCACGAACACCGCCGGGTTGTTCCCTTGGCGATGGATGGCGACAGTTTAAGCATTCCTGACTTTGCGCTTATCGAACATTTAGATAAGAAGTACTCGTCAGCTCTTTATTCTGATACAACTATGATTGACACGAAGAATATGTTCACTTACTGAGACAAACACATGCAAGGCGACCTAGCTAGTTCTTTGTCGGATGACACCATCGTTTTTGGAGGTGGTGATTACCCTGATTTTGAGATGTCGTGGCCGCCTATGCGCCCTGTGAAATCCAATGTAAACCATCCCTCACATTACAATCAGGGTGATATAGAATGCATCGATGCAATGCTTGCGTCAGCAGGTAAAGAGGCCGTGCAGAGTTTTTGTCGCCTTTCGATTATGAAATACCTTTGGCGCTTCGAGCACAAAAACGGGTTAGAGGATCTGGAGAAAGCAAAGTGGTATATGGAAAAGCTTATCGAGCTGAGTAAGTTAGACTGACAAAAAGATTTAAAGAATGGACATCCGCGCTTTCGGCACTATTTACGGACAAGAGTCCAAACTTCCGTATGCCAGCGGATTTCATTGGGCTCCTTCGGATGGAGAAAAAAATTTTCCTACGTGCCGTGGTCTTTACGTAGAAGCCAAGAGCACACCTGGGACTGACAACGTTTACATCGCGTTGAACGATGCTCCAGGGCAGTTGATTCAGATTGAAAATCTTCAAGGCAATGAAGAACTTCCCTTTGGTGCAATTACACTAAGTGGAGGATCTGTACAGGGCGTTATCGCTCTTTATTAATGAATAGCTTCACAGGATTTGCGGACTTTTTCTCCGATCGTTACGATCGCTCCGTAGATGCGGCTGGTCTTCAGCGTGCCCGTGAAGATCAAGCGTCTAACCGTTTTCGTGGACAAGTACAAGCTGACTTAGAACAAGAAGCAGGTGGACCGGTGCCTCCGACAATGCCTGATGACGGTAGTAATCCACAGTTTGACTCGAGCATGGATCAAGAAGTCGACGAAAATGTAGAACGTACAAAGAACTACCTGCTTGATGTATCTAAAAAACGCTTAAGTCGGGTAGCAGGGATGGAAGATTGAGGTAGCATATTGCTACTCGTTTCAGTATGTCGTGTTAATCGATTGCTTTCCATATTTCAACGAGAAAGAGCTTCTAGAACTTAGGATCGAGACACTCTACGATCATGTAGATGGTTTTTTGATTACCGATGCGAATCATACGCACAGGGGCGAACCTAAAGAATTTACTTGCGTTGATACTCTTAGAGAGCTCGGTATTCCCGAAGAAAAAGTCCAGGTTCTTCACGTCGAGCTTCCCACATTCGAAGAAGCAGCCGACCCTTGGGTCCGAGAAAGAGGGCAAAGAGATGCCTTGAGTGTCGGATTGTTTCAACTGCCAGAAGATACTTTCTTTATATGTTCCGATTGCGATGAGATTGCAAATCCTGAAAAGCTAGAAGAAGTAAAGCAGGCTGTGCTTGATTATCCAGGTGAGATTGTGCGCCTCAGCATGTCAATGCACTACGGTAGAGCTGATAAACAACTCCAGTCTCCCACAGGAGAAAAGTTTGATTGGCGTTGCGGCACCGCAAGCACAGTCAAACAACTCAAAGATTTTGGCACTTTATCTTCTCTTCGTGCATCTGCCAACAATCACTACGTCGGTAATCGCGACGCAGGTTGGCACCTGAGCTGGATGGGGGACGCTGATAAACGAAGGACAAAACTTCGTTCAATTGCTGAATACTACATTTGGGATAAGCCAAAGGTACAGAAGCTGTGTGACGAATTTGAGCCAGAAGAAGGCAACACCGACATGCTTGGTCGTGAAGATCATCTACTGACTTCATATCCAGTAGATAAACTTCCAGAAGCAGCCCTTAGAATAGAGAGAGTTAAAAATTATCTGCTGCCCAATGGCTGAACATAAAATGCCTGCGGAGGTCTTAGCTAAGTTCAAAGCCGACCGCGAAGAAAAAAAGGCTCCTAGCGGTGACGAGGTTAAGATGGAAAAACGAAAGCGTGCAAAAGAAAAAGCACGTTCTCACAAGGAAAAGAAGTAATCCATTTCTAAATGACAGCCTCTACTGAAGTCCGAAATAAGTTTGAGGAGATCTTAGAGGCTGCACGCACTCAAGGTCGCCAAAATCAAGCTGCGACAATGGTGGTGCTTAGCCATCTGCAGCAGATGACTCTTTTGATGATCAAAAAAGGGTTGTCTTTTTACTGCGACCAAGATACGTACAAGAGTAGGACTAGCTTTTTACACGATGTAATCGAGCTAAACCGACTCGATATTCGTTTTCCTGCGATCATTAGAAATTTTTTGATCGACGGTTGTGGACTCTTTTACTTTCGTCCAGATCAAAAACTCAAATATCAAATTTATTTTTTCAACAAAAATCAGTATCGGGTTTTTCACGATTTAAATGGTCAGATTGAAGAAGTCGTCATTATTTACGATTACAAAGTTAAAAACGCCACTCTCGGGTTACCTTCAGATACATACGGGCAGAACAAAAGATATGTTCGATTATCGATCACTGCCGAAACAATTACAGAGATTGAATCGGACTCCGAGCTCAGCTTCGACGTTGAGCCGGGTGCAGGTATTTCAGGTCAAAAGGTAAGACCTAATTCATTAGGCTTTGTCCCGGCTGTCGAGTGTCTAAACAAACCAAACGCCAGTGGAACTGACGGAGAAGGAGACTTTGATCCGTTTATGGAGCAGATCGTGCTTCATAACGAAATGATCACCAACATCTCTAAAAATATTGAATTTTTTGGCAACCCAACGCTTATTTCCAGCCGACCCCGTTCTGACCTTGTCGAAGCGGGTGATGCAGGAAGCACATTTCGTCCAACGATCAGCTCTCAGAGTGGTTTCGCTGGACGAGACACTCCTTCAACTCGTGTAAGTGAGCCATTTGGTTCATCCATGGGTGGCGGGCTGCGTGTTCCACGCATTATTGCCAACGTTGAACCTTCTGATCGTGTCGGCTACATGACGCCTGACCCGATAAGTGGGGACATGAATCGGTATGTTCTGCTTTTGAGAGAAGAAATTCGCACAGCCTTGGGCGGTGTGGATGAAATCTCAATTTCAGCCGGAGCAACCGCAACCGAAATCAAAGGTTTGATGGGCCGTGCTCAGGCTACGGCTCTAAGGAAGAATAAAAGCTTCCTGACCTATGGTTTTTGTCGTCTCTTGGAGATGATGATTTATCATCAAGAGATGATTTTCCGTGAGTCGTTTATTGCGGCTAGCGGAATGAAAGAGCCAAACCTTCCTAAAGAACAAACTGAAGAATCAGTCGAAAGATATCAGAAGGCACTCCGCCGGTTTGATATGAAACTCGACGAAGAGATTAAAAAAGCACTAGAAAAAAATAAAGTTCCTCGCGGCGTCGTTGGTCTTCCGGAAGACGGCGACCGCAGTGTTTCATATCGTTTTATGGGCGATGTGTATGAGGACACGGCTTTTGATTTACAGCAAAAATCAATCGTCGTCCGAAACATGCAAGAGGTTGGTGTTAACAGTGTGGAGGCAATTAAATACCTCTTCCCTGATAAAACTGAAGCAGAACGTGCCGAAATGTTGAAAGGCTTTCCATTCCGAATGGTTGGTCAAACACAGTCGGCAATGCAGCAATTCCTGGTATTATTAAATCAGATGTTGCAGTCTCCGCATCCTCTTGCGCCTGATCAACCTTTAGCGGCTGATCCTAGACTGAATATCACACCGCTCCTTTACAGGACGTTTGATCACCTTGCGGAAGAACTAACTTACTCGGGTAGCTATGAGCCAGCAGATCCAAGCTTCGACCCCGAGCCCGGTCTCCCCGGCGGCAGCCCCGGCGGTATCCAGCGACCAGGGCTCGACAACCGCCTACCCGCAGTGGGTGGCACAAACAGCTACCCCGGCGGTAGCTTCGGTTCCTACAGCCCAACCGCCACAGCAGGTGGCACCGGCTTCGGACCCTTCTATCAGCAACCTGTCCAGCCAGTCAACGTCGCAATCCTCCCCGAACAACCCGTGGGAAGCAGCGATGGGGTCCCTGGAGCGGGTTCTGGGCCAATTACCAACCCCCAGCCAGGCACCACAGTCTCAGTCGACCCAGCTTCAGCAGCAGGTTACAACACCACTGAGTCAGCCTTCACAGGTCCAGCCATGGGCTTACCAGGAACAGCAGGCTCCGCAGACCTCCGTTATCAGCGCCTCACCGACCCAAACTTCCTCGCAGGCTTCTACGGACAGCAGCAAGGGTCAACTAAGCGCCGCAAGTCAAGAGGTAATTAAGCAGTTTGGCGTTGAGGCTCCTGGAATCCTCAACTCTTACGCTTGTGCCCTCGAGGACATGCTGATTCAGCAAGCTCAGAAGACTGACCAGATCACTGAGCGTGCAGGTGGTATGGAGCAGATTCTGACCAATCCTGATTACCTGGCTGATTACACCGATCGCTTCTTCACCGAAGTGATTCCTGTCGACATCGACGGCGATGTTCAGACTCAGGCTCCTCAGCAGTATCAGCAGAACTACGACATGCCTGCTCCTCCGGCGACTACTGCCGGTCAGCAGCAAGCAGTTCAGCCTCAGCAGCAGTGGGATGCTTTCGGTGATGCAATGAACCGTTCTCCTGAGAACGCTTGGCGTCATCTGGCTCAAATGAGTCCCGATGCTCTTCGCTCAAAGCTTCTGTTCATGGAAGCTTCCTGATATAGTTCGACGCCCCTTACTCCCACGGTGGGTGGGGGTTTGGTCTCTTCAGTAACCCCTCTCACGAGGGGTTTTTTTCTGCTAATTTTTAGAAAAAGGGTGTAATTATGAAAGCTTTAGACGCAAGCGGGCGTAAAGAAGGTAAGGCTAAGGTCAAAAAGCCTCGTATTGGTGCTACACCAGGTCCTTCTAAGCCTGTTGCTGCACAAAATCAAGAGTTTGATGAAAGTGTTCAGCTCTGAGAGTCTTTTTCTTCCCCTTTTTTGGTCAAAATTTTGTTAATTGCGACAGCTTCAGCCGCATTAAGGAGTTTTATACCTGCATAACCCCCTATAAAAGCCACGGCAACTGATTCTGACTTTGAAAGCTGCATTCTGTGAGCAACTGCGGGGGCAACAAACGTGGCTAGAAGCCACCCAACCGTCATAGCTCTCAAAAAGTGCCTCAAAAAGTACTTTTTGTCTCGTGGATGCACAAGAGATTCAGTCACAGTCCCCGCAATCGAACTTCCAGCAAGTTCCGCATCCACTACCAACATAGAGACTAATTTTTCGATCATTAGTCTCTTAAAAGACGGCTGCTTAATCAAATCTAATCCGGATTAAAGTAGATTAAAAGGCTTAGAAAATGACTTTTGCCGCTCTTACTAACTGGCAATACGATAAATCTCTATATCACCGTATTCAGTCTGGCCCACAGCACACAGGATCGAATCTGAACTTAATTGATACGTATCTGCTTACCTCAAGCGGGTATGTATGGAAAGAGGGTGAACAACAGACGTTTGTTGCCCTTAGCGATCAAGGCATAAGCTTTGGCACTGTCACACCAGGGCCACCAAACTCTTCGGGGTTCTTCACAGATGCTTGGAGAGCCGTTCCTGCCGCTGTCTCTGGATATTGGACTAATTACACGAACGTATACCCACATTCTTCCGGAGCATTAGACGTTTATAACGGTTTTAGGCGTCAAGGTCTTTTTCAAACTGCGAATAGCACGGTTCAAACCGCTTTTGGACCAGAACCTGGCCTCAAAGACATCGGTCCATACATTTCTTACGGAAACAACCCACCGGATAACCAGTTTTACAGCCCATTCGAAACTCCTGAAGGTAATACGTCTACTCAGGGCATAACCGGTGGTCCTGTTTCTTATCCGCTATCTCAGTTCCCACTTCTGACTAATCCCACTCAAGGTACAACCGGATCCAGAGCAGATTGGGTGTACAACACGCCTGTTTACTGTCAGACGTGGACAGAAGCAGTCAGATCTCAGGTGCCCCCCGGCGAAACAGCAGACGGCACCAACACAATCGTCAGAAGCACTTATCGAGGAAGATCTTCTCGTTATGTGCCTAATTACGGCGGCATTTACGGCGTGCTTGGTGAAGGTATTAGAGGCATGATCCGCACCTTTAGTTCTACAGTGAACAGCTCAAACCAAAAAGGTATTTAACGCTAAAAACAAGACATCAGCTATGTAGTTATAACTAACTAAGGGCTAAGATAATTTTGTAGTTTCTTGCGGACACTTATCGATGTTTATCGATAATGATTTCCCCAAGATTCTTGGTGCGGAGCTTTACCGTCCCCATCCTGCCTATATCGTCGAAATGGCCGCCGAACCGGTGGTCGTGCATGACTTTTCTAAGCAGCCTGGTCAGACTGTTCAGCTCGACCGTTACCGCTTCTTCGGTAACCCCGGCTCCAAAGAATCTCGGGAACGTACTGCTGAGCAGACCATTGGTACTGCTAACAGCCGGAATATTGTCAAAGACAAGGTCTTGGTGACCTTAAAAGAGTATACGGGACCTGCAGATCCTGCTGATCCGACTCAACCTTCCACCTTCAAAATTGCTCGGGAAACTCTTATCACGGCGCAGCGTCTGCTCCTTGATACGGGTAACCTGACTACCTTCCACCAGTCAATCGGCAGCCTGACCCTGCTAGACGACTATAGAAGGTGGCGCGATCGGGTGTTTATTAACGAACTCCTGAAAGCTGTCTCCAAAGGTCAGTCTTCTGATTCCCAGGGCGGTTACTACTTCCCCGGCGATCTTGCGACTGGCGCTCTTACTTACAACAACGCCGAGCAAGCCAAGTTCGACGTTAAGGATGACCTCCTCCGTGTGGTCAAGTCCCTGCGTAAGCGCAACACTCCGACCTACCAGGACGGTTTCTACCGCTGCGTTTGTGACCCCACTTTCCTGATGCATCTGCGTCAGAACAGTGACTTCCGTGAGGTGGCCCGCTACCCCGGCAATGGTCAAATTAACCCGCTCATGTCGGCTATGCAGCCGAACGCGAGCATCTACATGGGTCAAGGGTTCGGCCAAGCTACTTTCGTGGCTGGCGAGCCTATTATGCCGACTGGCTTCGTCTTCGAGGGCGTGCGATTCTTCGAATCCACCAACATGCCTTCCCAGACGCAAAACGCCACCATCGGTGGTGCTGCAGCTGACTATAACGCTGCAATCGGCATGTTCTTTGGTCCTCAATCTGTTGGTGTGGGCATCGGCGGTAACAACGCCCAGGTGCTTCTCAACAACAATGACGACTTCAGCCGTTTCATCATGATGATCTGGAGCCTCTACGCAGGCTTCGAGCTTCTGAACGCTGATTTCGCCACCATTGCCTACTCTTTCGACGCTTGAGGAGGTAATTAACTATGGCGATCAACTCTAATCAGCTTCACGTTGCCAAGATCTATCCTGGTAACTACACGAACGTTCTTCGTTTCTGGCACGAGACGAAGACCATCCAGTATAAAAACGCCAATGGCGTTGATACCAACCTGACTGGACAGCCCGTCGGCGGTCCTGTTGGTGTTGTGTTCCAACCTGGCTGGATTGCACAACAGGCTGTTGGTTATGTCGACCTGAGCTACCAAGCTCTCGGCACCAACAATCAGCTGTCTTACTACACCAAGCCTTATGGCTCTGGTCAGAACTCAGCTGAACAGCCTTTCCTGAACGCTAATGTCATCGTACCGTCTCCCGACTTCCACAAGGATGTCCGGGCAGACATTACCGACGGCATCGCAGTCCCTGCTACTGCCTACGTTTATCGCGCTTCCCTGCGCCTGAGCGGCGGCGACATTGTTAGCAGCGGCGTTGCAGGTGGTGATTCCACCCCTGAGCTGACCCTCGTTCCCGCTGTGGGCGAAGGTCTGAAGGATGACGGCACTGTCGTCTCCGGTCAGTTCGGTGCAACCATCACCGGTTCCAACAGTGCTATCGCTAACGGCAGCACTGCTTCCACCAACATCTTCGATTCCAGCAGCTGGGCTGCACTTGGATCCGAGACCACCTGGAAGCTCTTTACCACGACTGACCTGGGCGGTGCTGCCGCTTCTGGTCTGGCACAAGGCTCTGGTGTCTATGACCCCCGTGCCGGTGTCAACAGTCTTGCTGGTGACGACAAGGCTCTCGCAATTTGCGAAGTCTGCTGGATCATCCCCGATGAGCCGCCCGAGCGTCAGGACGTTGCCCTGCAGCCCGACGGACTTACCGAGTCTCAGGTCTACACCTCTACTTCTCCTTCCTGATAAAGTTTCAGCAAGGTTGCAGGACCTCTCCTTCGGGAGGGGTCTTTTTTTTGTTTTTATTCAACAACCGTGCGTTGCAAAAGATATAAGCAATCTAAAATATTTATGACATTTAAATAGCACTATGCCTGATCTGTCCGATAAGTCGATCAAGAGCAAACAGTGTGAAAAGTGCGGCGCTACTTGGATAAACGGACAACTTTATTGGTCTACAGGCAAAGCAGCAAAAGAGATAGATTTGGCTGGTTTAGTTTGTAACACAGTCAACTCTCCTCAATGCCTTAATCCTTGCAAGGGTAAAACCGGTGGAGACACCTGGGCTAAGAGACGGGAAGAGCTGGACAAACTGATGTTCCGTATGGACAAGGAACACGACATTCAATGGGACGCAGGAGTTAGCGGAGACGAAAACTAGAAGCGGGGCATTACCAAAGTTCCAAGACCAGTAGGCATTTCACTTTGGTCGGTAAATCCACCTGGGTGACCAGCCTTCTTCAAGATTTCTTCTGTGGACTCGTGCCGCCCTCCATAGGCAGCTAGACGCAGGTAGTGTTCGACGTTGTAGAGCGGTGCTTTAGAGATCGCGTCATTAACAGCTTTTGGTCCTTTAGGAGCTCCAAAATCTTCTCCAACAACACCAGCTAGTTCCATGAACGCTGGGATAGCATCAACGCCGCCTGTGAGCAAAGAGGCTGCTGCACCTCCTCCACTGACAAACAGTGCATTTTTCATTTTTTGAATTGGGTCTGGCTCACTCGGGTTGTAGAGTTCAACGCCAATATTCAAAGCGTCCCCGACAAAAGGCAGTTTGCTAAGAGCTCTTTTAAAGACACTGCCACCAGCCATACGAATGGGCTGATCCATATTCTTAATTAGATAATCACTATTTTAACTTATTCTGGTTTAAGCTACTGCTCGTATAGTGACTGCCATGTCTACCAAAATTTACGGCCCTAGCGGAATCAAAGTTACCGTCTTATCGATTCACGACGAGGGCGAGTACATGATGGTGCAATCTGACACCAGCGGTAAAGTTTTTTACGCTCACAAAGATCAGATTGAAGAGCTTGTGTCTGTCGAAGCTTCTTCTGACGAAGGTTCTACACGAAACCGAAGGAACCGAAGAAAAGTCACATCCAACAAAAAGGAGCCGATCGTCGTCAAACCTCAAGTCCCGACTGATAACCGCGTCAACTTAAATACCTTGACTGCTGAGGGACTTACTCAAGTTCTTCCAGGCGTGGGCATCAAGACTGCAAAAGAAATTATTGAACTGAAGATGGGTTTGCCAGGAGAACGATTTAGCAAACTCGATCAACTCAAAGCGGTAAAAAGGATCGACTGGGACGAAGTTTTTTCGACCGGAGAAGTTTACGTAGAATAAAGCTATATGTCTGTTAGATCGTGGCTCAATTAACGCAAAGTGAACTCGAGCAGATTCAAAGTTATCTAGCTCAACAGGGTGTCACATTCAACGCCACGTCTACGGACGCTTCAAAGCGCGAAGTAATTTATGCGGCGATCAACCAGATTACCCGCAACCCTGCACAGGTTTTTGGGTACAAGCTTGATGACTATAACTTCAGCCGTGTTGCTTATCACCTTGCTTATAACATTGCTACTGTTCCCGCTGGAGATTATGCGCGGTTAGTCGAGGCGTGTAACAGCATTCCTAGCGAGTTCTACAACGACAAGATCGTTCAGCAGATTGAGCGATGTGAAGAAGCTGAAAGGTTTACTGAGTTAGCAGACGGGCGAGCTACAAGCCGACAAGAGACGATTCTGGGAGACGTGAGTCGTTCTATTAACATCCAGGATAAAAGAGAGACTGCAAGGATCTGGAGAGAAAACTATATGTATGAGTGCGATCGATTAGCTCACATGCTATACGTCGCAAACTACAGAGACCCCGTGGCAGCCCGCTATCGCTTTGAACGATCAGGCGGAGAATTCATCCAGGCAATACCTGGACCTCCTGATGTATCACGATCTGATCGTTTATATTTCCAAGCAAATTGGCGCTAAACTAAATCTATCTAACGATAGAAGTAGTTGTGTCTCAGGCTCGCGCAATCTCAGAATTACTCGGCATGGGCGCAGAAAACGCCCGAGTTGTATTAGAAGCTTTCACTAACGCTTTTGGCAAGCAAGGGACACGTCAACTTCTCGAGTCTGCGGCACCTCCTCGAAGTCCGATCCAAGATGCAATGCGTCAGGAAGGCGCTCTGCGTATGGGCGTCAGGGAATTACCCGAAATTCCTGGGCAAGCACCTAAGCCTGAGTTTGGCCCTGGAACCACTACACGTCCTCAGCCTGTAGAAGTGCCCATGGGTGGCACTCGCCCTGTAGGTGCTACTCCGGAGTACACAATCCGACGTGGTGATCCTACCTCAATGCAAGATGTTCCCCCGGCTCCGCGAGCTGCAGAACGTTTTGAAGTAGAAGGTCAGCTCCGTATCCCCTTTACTCAGCCAGGTAAAGGTGGTCGGATGTACAGCCCTATGGGGAGTTCTGAAACTCCCGAAGCAGTTACTGGCGCAATGCAATCGCGCTTAGGAGATGTGCTGGATGCCGCTGACTTCCCTCGTTTCCGAGGTGCTGAAGGTCAACGTGCAATGGATCTTGAGCCAGGCGTGACTCGGGAAATGATGAACCGAATGGCCCCTGGTCTTTCGCGTGCTCCTGCGGTTCCGCAAGCAATGCGATCTGCTGGTGTGAACCAGGTGGATCTCAGCAACCCCTTGGTGCGAGCTGCCATTTTCTCAACAGGCATTGGAGCTATGGCTCCTTTGATGATGCAGGGTGGCGATGGAGTCCCCACTCCCATGGACAGTGGCGCTGATTTACCTGAGTCAATTGAACAAGGCGCAGCTACTGGCGCTGTGGAAGCGACCGGAGAAACTGATCCCATTCAATTGGAAGTAGACCGGTTTGTTCAAGAACAACCCATGGGTGCAGAAGCTGCAGCTGTTGATGAGCAAATCAGCCGAGCAACCACTGCCTTGCAACAAACCCCTGGTGGGGTAGGTGCTAAAGCTCGCGCCATGGCTCCGCGTGATCCCTCTACTTACAAGAACATCGCTGATTATTACGCCGACCGCAAACAATTTGTCGACGCAATGGCAGGCGGTGAATTTAAGGAGAAGCTTGAAGGAGCTGTTGCTAAAGAGACTCCTTCAATGTCAGAAGCAGACATTGCTGCTTTTGTCGCTTCAAACCCCACGCTTGCTTATGAACTGATGATGCGTGGTCAGGGCCAGCGCCCCAATCCCATGATGAGTGAGCAGACCGGTGAATCCATCACCACTCAAACTGTCGGAAGCTCACTTGGCGACGACAACCTTGCAAATGCTGTAGGCCAGGCTGGAGCAGCAGCAGCTAACATTGCCACAGCGCAGATGGCTGGAACTTTAGAAGGAGCAGCTCAAGCTCAGAAAAACAATGAGATCATTGACGCATCTCGACCTATTCTTCGTCCCGAACTACAGCGGACTGAAGAGTTTGTTGAAGAGCAAGTGATGGCACCGCGCATCGCCGGTTCTAGACGTTTCTTCCGGCAAATGGGTAGGTGATTAGAGTAGTCTTGAATTAAACTGTAAACAACTAGGAGACAAAAGTGGCATCGACCTCGACTAACAAACAACCAATGATGGTCGATCGCCCTTTTCTAAGGGGCGCGAAGATCACCAGTGCAACCACCACTGTTGATCCTGTTAATACTCAATTTGCAAACTTAATTCAATTAGTTCGTGTCGGCGACGTGCCGTCTGAAGACGCTGCGATCGTCGAAGATATTTTTGTAGTCTCTAACGAGGGATATCCCGATGACGGTGGCGTACGAGCTGCTGCTTTTGGTCTTTACGTTTATGCACCTAACCAGGCAGCCCCTTCAACAGCAGCTTCGATTCTCCTGAATAAGTTCACAGTCGGATTATCAGGCAGCACGGAAGGTCTGATTCAACGGGTTGAACTTCCTAAAACGATCGCTCCCACTCCTCAGACTGGTGACACTGGGTTAATTCGACCCATTGAACTTGGTGCTGCTGAAGCTCTGTACCTTGAGAAAGGTTATGTTTTGGGTATTGGATATCTAGGTGACTCAGCTGTGGCGGTCTCAGGTGGCCTAAGTCCTTCTGGTGTTTCTTTCTGGGCGCAAGGTGGCTTCTATTGATTCGTGAGCAAACGACGCAAAGGCTCTGATTTTTTCGGGTGGGACAACTTCGCACCCAAAAGTTCTAGTTTTGCATTTAACAAAGTAAAAGGAGAGAATACGGAACGGTCTTTAAACAGACCGATGCCTTGGCATGAAAAATTTAGACCTGAGGTTAACCTCAAGGATTTCAGCGTTCTCTACGACTACAACTACGCATCCATGTGGACGCGATGGCGTAGGGGGTACGAGCTCTATATGTATACCAACCAGGCTTTGGTTGGTCTGAACTACACGTTCAGATATGCAATGAACGGTCAGGCAGGTTCTGGAGGCACTGAGATTCCTGGCTTGATGTACATGTACCCGTCCACAGAACAGGACATGGGTATGAGGATGGTGGTCATCAGGCCACGAGACAGCATTAACCTTCTTGACCTTGGCCTTGCAGTCAAAAGTGTTTTTAATTACGACATCCTTAACAAAGTTATAGGAGTTGAGTTAACTAGTAACTTTGGACCTCCAGTCTCAGACATGACTGGAGAACTAGTATCTAATCGGTTTCAAGCAGACGGCACACCTAAAACGACCTACGGAAATTACACGGTGGTTGCTGTGGGGACTAAAGCCGCTGGTCCTCAAGTACCAACAGGTGCAGCAGATCTTGATACGCTCTTTCTTTCAGTCGCTGCAGATCAAAGTTTTACCACGATCGAAGACAAGTCATTTTCTAGTCCAGCTTTTGACAACCCGGCTGTTGGTGAGTTTCTTTCAACTGCCATGCGGTTTGGGTGTAACTGTCCTGACTACTTGAATAGAGAAGACTTCAATCTTTATAAATACGCGCAGAAAAAAACATATCCATATACCGGTGTTCAAGATTTAAAACCTGGAACTTATGACGCGGGTACAAATACTTTTGACGGCGAACGCCCTGTTGAGACCCGTGACTTTCCTGGTTTTGCTAGGGACTTTGGTTTTATTTATACCAAGAGTTTGTTTCTTGGTCCTGCAGACGGCACGGACTCAAAAACATCTTCTTACTCTGATCCAAACTTACTTTTCTTCCAGCCCAAGTTTTGCAAACACATTTATGCCTCGTGGTGGGACATGCAGAACCGGTTTGATAATTACAAATATTTGGATGCATTTTTACAGCAACCAACAGACGAACCGATGGACGGAAGGTATAGAGAATATTTTGAAATCACTCTCGACAAGCAAACTAAAAAATTACAGACAGCGAGAAGTCTGAACTGGTGGGAGGCATATTCTCCTGCTCGAGACACTGTGCCAGATCACGTCCTTTATTCGGACATGAACCCGACGATGGTCAAGGTGTTGAATTTTGACACTCTGGCATCTGGCGTATCCGTGCCCTTAGTCCCAAGTGGATTCGTCATGTTTGACATTGACGAATTTAATCCGCTCCAGCCTGTGCCACCTGAAAACAGACCAATCATTGATGGTGGTCAGTATTTAAACGGATCTCCTAGTGGTGTCAGTGGCACGATTATTTATGATGGGGGGACTTATCTAAACGGTAACCCAATTCCTCCGCTGTTTAGCCCGATCATCAATGGGGGTACATACTAAATGACAACCACACCGGTAACTCTTCTTTCAAAAAGATCGGGTAATACCTCCGACCGCCCTCTGGATACGACTGTCCAGGCAGGCGAGCTAGCAATCAATTTTGCTGCTGCAGAGAATGGGCTTTATTTCAAAGACTCTGTTGGAGATATTCGAAAAGTCACAGGTGTTCACTACGGCACCAATGCACCTAACAGTTCTCCTGCAGGAGCAACAGGCAATTCTGTAGGAGAGCTGTGGCTCGAAGACGGCACTAATAATTTTCTTCGAATTTGGGACGGATCTTCATTTATCAAGATTGGTGCTGCGTTTGCTGATGTAGCTGGCACAGCAACTGTTTCAATTGCTTCTGGCGCGATCGTTGCCAACAGCGCCCTTGTGGCTTCGGGAGCGTTTGGCGCTGTAAGTGCTTCCGGTGCTTTGGGAACTCCAATTGCTTCGGGTGCTCTGCTTGCTTCTGGCGCTTTGGGAACTCCAATTGCTTCGGGTCTGGAAGTGCTTACCATAAGCGGTGCCTTTCCTACTGTTCCCGCTTCTGGAGTTTTTGGATACCGCGTAGATCCACCGAGCGGTTTGTACCTTTCATTCGGAGGGGGCTGGGTGCCTGTTTCTTAATGAACCATCCCCACAACGACGACGAAGATCCAACAGCAAACGACTGTAACTACAACTTTCCCCAGGTTGTATTTGCCTTCTGTCTTGGTGTGACGGTTATGTTTGTTCTTGCTGTGGACGAGATCGACAGATTTAAAGGATGCCCAAATTATTGGCCGACTACCTCAGAGTCGCCTTAATCTTTCCAGCTGCTTCAAAGAGATTACCAACGACTTCCGCAACACACATCTCGATGTCCGGAGCACCTACTTCACGCGCTGTGTCGTAAATATCTTTTGCCTTGAATCCACAATCCTCAAGATTCTTGACATAGGTAATCAGACTATCGCGAGACTCGTAGCTCTTCACGTTTTTGAAGTTTTTGTAGGCACCCATCAAGCCTTTTGCACACATAGGTAACAGGTAGTCCATGCTTCGAACTTTTTCTGCCACGCGGTTGAAGTCACAGGCGTGACGTTTGTACTGATTTTCAAGGTACTCACTCATACCAAGTGAGTTAGGGCTTTCAAGATTTAAGGAAAGCAGATTCGCTTGAATGTTTAGGTGATAAAGATAAGAGGCCAGTTCGACCATCCCAAAAATGAGATTGTCGACGCTGACCTCTTTAGTAACGATAATCTCTTCCTTAACTACTTCTCCTGTCGGAGCCAAGGCTGCGCCAGTGAGGACTTGTTGAATATCGGAAGAGTTCATTTATCTCAAAACGGGCAAGTACCCGTGCTACATGTGCTTTCTTCTACTTTAGCTTCTTGAGTTTCAACAGATTCGGTTTGAGCTTGGCTTTTCAAAAATTCTTGGAGTGCGTCCTTGTCGACTCGGAAGAGTGATTTAGCGCCGTTTGGTTGAAGGTTGACGTAGGTGTGCTTAGGCCAGCCGCCAGGCTGACGTGATTCGGTTAAAGAGATGCGTTTACGAACAAAACCAGCAGAGCAGTTCAGAAGCTCGGCAGTCTGTGCAATTGTGAGAAGGTTCTGAGACGCCATGCGAATAGAAGTGTTTGTTGACAGCAACAGCAAAAGATTAGCAGGAATATCTGAGTGTGCAGCAGGAAAATCGTTTGTAATTTTGTCTTTATGTTTGTGACCGTTATGATATATCAAGAAGTTGTTGACGGTATCCAATGGCACGAGTGCGCGTCGCTGGTGAGGTCTTTTCTGGCTACAACAAGCCGAAACGAGACGTGCAGAGCGGTAAGGAGTTCTCTGTGGCGGCTAAGGAGGGCGACAAGGTCAAACTCGTAAGGTTTGGAGACCCGAACATGGAGAACAAGAGCGACAACCCTGAGCGACGAAAGAATTTTCGTGCTCGCCACAATTGTGATGAAAAGAAGTCAAAACTGACACCGGGATACTGGTCATGCAAGAACTGGTGAGCACCTAGTTATACAGTGTGTTCGTTAGTTTTAACTTAGACTGAGCAAAGCAGCATGCTAGTGATGAATGACTCTGAGTACATCAGTGTTGGTCTCACTCTCGAAGACGAATTCACTCTCACACGCATCAAAAACGACGCTCACGAACTCAAAGGAAGAGAAAGAGATCAGTACTTATGGAACAGAATCGTCAGACTTGTGTGCCGGGAGAGGGCTTTTAAGTACGTTGTTGACGAACTTGGAGTCGTTGTAGATCCTAATATAGGAGTGTTCGAAGAAGTAGAAGAGTGAAAATATCTTCTTTACTTGCTTCTCTTTTACTTGTATTTCCTGCAGCAGCCATGGCTAACACTCTTCCGGTAGAAAAAATCAGAGACCTTGCTGTTCAGGCAGGTTTTTCTCCGAAGGATGCAGGCACAATGGCTGCCATCTGTAAGTCAGAGTCAGGGGGATTTGCTGGTGCTCATAACAGCAAATATCCTGATGACTCATACGGGCTGTGTCAAATCAACATGCTCGATGAGCCAGGTTACATGCTTGGTGCAGAAAGAAGAGAAAAATTCGGGATCGGATCTAATGAAGCTTTGAAAGATCCTCTGACCAACCTTAAAGCCGCTAAACAAGTTTTTGACAGCCAAGGTTTTGGAGCGTGGTCAGACTATAAAAACGAAAAGTACCTTAAACACTTACCAGCTCCTCAAATGCCTGAAACTGAGTACGACGCCACAAGCTCAAACGGAAGCTCGAATCTCGACGAAGCAAAGTCTGGGAGTGAGGAACAAAAAGCACGAGAAGCTTTGGCGGAAGCTTCAAAAATTTTGCAGAGTGCTATGTCCGGTTCGCAAGCCGCTCAAGCACCCTCACCTGAAGGAGAGACTCCGGTTGACAAAACTCCCAAAGAAGAAAAACCGGTAGTCGAACAAAGTGATAAAGCAGAAAGCGACGAGCAGAATAAAAAAGACGCTGAAATCTTGAAAGCTCTGTTCGCTGCTCAAATGAAACAGCAGCAAGCAGCTTCTGATGCAGCCCTGCTTCAATCTTTTATGGATCGGACAAAATCCGCTGTGGGCAATGCCATGAGCAATTATCAGATGGGTAGATCAGTTCTCTGAGAAGGTATACTGTAAAAAGATGTTGAACTTGTCGTCAGAAGAATGACGTTTTCCTACACGCAGAATATTCCTTATAACGTCGACGTTTTTCCGTCCTACACAAGTAGCACACTGCCTGGTTTTGGTGGCAACGGAAGTAATCCATATTTTCCGTCGGACGGAGGTTTTTCGTATTCTGACGTCCCTAATTACAATCCTTTTGAAGATTCGGATGTAGATCCTCCTAGTTTTGGTGATCTACCTAATATGTTTGATCAAGACGATAACGATAATCCGCTCCAGAATATTTTAGATTTTGTTAACAGCGATGAAGTAAAAGGTATTGCCAAAAATATTCGTGATTTATTTTATTCAGGTGATGGTGTCCGTTATCCTGGTTTTGATAACGCTTTATCAGAAGAAACAGTTCAACGTATCAATTTTGACACGGAAGCAAGGCTTAGCGATCTTCGCGGCGTCTTAAACGACATTGCTTATTTAACAGGTAAGAGCACACCTGAGTTTGTAAGTGAGACGGAGCGTCGCTTCACGGGCACTTTTGACCCCATGGCTTTACGCGGTCATACGTATCTGACCAAAGAACCGGAAAAATTTGGTGAAAAGATTAGTCAGTCTTCTCAACAAGCTAAAAAAAATATTGATGATTATTTAGAGCAGTACAGCAACCTGAATCGTGAGACGTTTATGTCTCAAGCGACCAACCCCACGACTGTTTCTATCGATCCTTCTATTTACGACGAGCAGATCAATAAGTATATGGATCAGGCGAACATGAGCAAAATGTATGACTACGGTGATCCTCAGTCACAAGAATTTATCTCCGGTGCTGGGTCGCCAGACAGTAAATATGACCGCAAACGTATGGCAGGTTTTTACGCATCAGATCCTGGTGTGCAACAGTTGATGAGTTACTCCTCTTACTCATGAGTCTCGGAAGATCTCCGGTAGAGAAAAAAGCAGATAGCTATGTCTATCGGAGGTCTACTCACGTCGATAAAAATCCTGCGTTTCGTTTAGCAGGGAAAATATTCAAAGAAAAAGACTATCGAGATGAAAAGGTCAGAAGTGAAAGATCTTCTCTTATGAAGAGTCGGCCCACTGGTTATGGTTTTGGAAATAAGGACGAGTATGGTCCTGACAATGATTACAGTTCTATAGAGTCACTCAGACGTATACACGACCGAGATCACTATATTGTTGGCGGAAATCATGGATTCGCTCCTCCCAGTGTTTGATTGAGGGGAGATAAAAAACAAAACCAAATACTCTAGAGCTAGGCACTGACTCAAATTCGTCAGTGTCTTTTATTAGTTTTGGGTGTTCTTTGAGCACACAAAGAGGTAAATCTATATTCATCTTCTGCGTTGAAATAAGAGCAACCTCAGTGGAAGTAAGAAAGACTATGCCTTCATCAAACTCTTGCTTCATCCATTTTTTATAAGCTGTCTCGAGCCAGATTCTCTGATTTGATTTTTTAAAGTATGTGGCTTTATCAAACAACCTGGTAGATCTAGGTTGTTCGTTTTTCAAAGCTATGTCTCGAGGAGGGTATAGATAAATGTTTTTACCTTTCCAATCTTGTTTAAGTCCGTTGTCTTTCCAGTTGAAATGCCTTGTGGCCTGAACAATCGTATTCGCTCTTTCATTCGAGGCCGGGTCTAAAAAAATCTCACCCCCTAAAAATGCTGAAGTTACAGCGATTAAATCAGGAGGTGAGATGTAATCGAATGAGGCAAGTACCACTACTACTCTTCTACAAGCTTAAGTCTCATGCTTGAGTGTGTACTTTCGGTTTTAGTCCCTTCCCAAAAAACAGAGAAATAAAAGTGACTGGCACCAGCTCGGTTCTTTTTGACAGTGACGTTTTTAATCGTCCCTACACCTCTGTTTTCTCTTTTGAAATTAGCCGCAGAAGCAAATGATTCGATAATCAGTGAAGGCTTGTTTACTTCGATTACTCGATCGCCTTCCTGAAATTTGGGCTTGGCTTGTCTTTTCTTTGTCATTAGAAAATTAGTCCGTTGGTAGCAGAATCGATTTGTTCGTTTGCGTGCTCAGGATCGAGACGCATAAGTTCGAGGGAGTCTTCTTGAAAGAACGCGACTAAAGCTAAGCCGCAGTTGTCTTCTTTCTCAATGAACTTAAGAACTTTTAAAAACATCTCTGAAAGACTGTTATCCATTGCCTCCTGAGCTATCGCGAGGTCAGATTCAACATCACTCTCAGTGACATATTTGCTTGTATTCGGATCTTCCGGATTAAAAACAAGAAGACCTTTGCCGCGATATTTTCTGTTTTCTTCATAGAGAGTGATCATGTCACTCACAATGCTTCTGAAAACACCTGCGCTTAACTTCCGCTCGGCCTCATCACCTTGCGAAATCATCTGCCGCAAACGGCGCACTGCATCCTTAGTCATATTTAAAGTTGCTCCAAGCGGCTTTGAGAATTTCATAAGGATCATACAGAAACTTAGAGCTATTGTTTTCGGCAGGATCAAGCTTGCAGTAGTGTTTTCCCTCTATCAAACCTGATTTACCTTCAGATTTGACTCCCTGGAGAATCAGTTTGTCGATTGAGATCGTGGGAACACCTAGTCTTTGAGCAATAGTTTTTCTTGTGACAAAGGCACTTGTTGTCTGTGTTTTTGTGTTTGCAATGAGCTGAAGCGAAACATCAATACTGCTTAGAACGTCAGAAATTGATTTGATTTCTTTTTTTAAAGATTCGGAAAACATGACAGTGGAAGGTTCCCCTCGATCACCTGACGTCAGGCAATCAGGGCGACTTGCGTGAGGGCGGAAAACGGTAAAACGCTACCTCAACCTTCCATGATCGCTAAGCCGTTTCTTACAAAACGATCGCAGTTAGTCTAGGAGCGCCTGGGCTTGCTGGTGGAAGTCGGGCGAGTCCTCAACGAGTAACTCGATCAGCTTATCGAGCTTTGAAGGCGCGTCAAGGGCTTGAGTGCTATTCAAGATCAACCAATATTTATGTGCGTTGAGTAAGTAGTATTGTGACTGTTTAGCTTTAAGAGCTTGACATTTCCACTTTTCAAAGTCATAGGATGATTTGTAGCGACTGCTGCCCATAGCGCATTCGCTCTGACGGATGTCTACCTGAAGGTCGATGTCGATGATGGTGTACTCGATTGCTGAGATCTTTGCCTCACAATCCTTAACGTCGGTCGGCGGTTCGTTGTCGCTATAAATCCAGGGAGGAAGGTTGGGAATAATATATTTATCTGCCCAGAGAGATGGTTTAGGCTGCCTTGTCTCCAAAGAAGAAGGAGACGAGTATGTCCTCGATGTACTGGTTGAAATCGCCATTGATGCAATAAAGCGTGTGGTGTTCAAATTGGGTCCTGATAACTAAATCGAGCTTTCTAAGTTTTTTAAGCTGCTCTCTTGTAGTTGCCTGAGACTGACCCAGAGCTTCAGACAGTTGATTTACGTCTGTCGGTTGAAGAGACTGTAACTCAAAAATTAAGAAGCGCAGCTTTTGGACCTGGTTATATCTTTTCTTATTCTTTGAATCGATCTCTCTGACAGCTCGATAGAGAGCCTCTCGTGCAAAAGCTGCTTGATCAAGTTGGTCGACACCTTTCGACCCACTAGTTCCGAAATAAGAACCGTGGCTTGAGGAGTCAGAGAAGTGTGGCGCTCTACGGTCAGACATAGGTGATAAGGATTGATACACAATGGATTAGAGCAACTGGAACGCACATAGTGCCCCGGTTGCACCTTTTTTCTCCAGAATTGTTCGTACACGAACCTTCGTGTACGTGAGTAACGTTCAGCGCATGGTTCCTTGAAAAAGCCGCCGTCGGCTGGAAACTCTAAACAACTTGATGAGTCGAGTGTGAGTCTGTGCTGGTTGATCCAAGCAATAAATCTTTGTGATTTACTGCTGGCTTTCTGTAGCTCCTCTCGACAAACCTCACAGGCGTGTACACCGTCACAAGGCAACACAACTCGTTCCGAGTCCACTTTTTTTAGGTAGATCGGCTCAGAACGACCACACTTACAAATCCAGGTGACGCTGTCTTCGAAGTGAGAGAGTCCCCAGTGCCCCTGTGTGGATACCGCTGAGGGCTGTCCTAAAGGAGGTCCAGGGTCAGTCGGTTGAAGCAGCCCTAGTAGGGCAGCACATCTTTCGTCTCGAGTTTCCATAGACATGTCGATGTTGATATGGGCGTACTATAGCTCATACAACGCACAAAAGGATAGTACCGCCAGTTTTTTTAAATATTAGACCTTTCTCTTGATAGTGGTTTTTCCATACGGTTCGACGTTGAGACACGGTCTTTATCTAAGGTTTGTCAGCGACGTTCAGCCATTTTTCCCTTGTAACCCTAATAAAAGTATTTATACGTTTATAAATAAACGATCTTGACGACACCTTGTATGGATTACCACTGTCACAAGGTTTGATTAGGCAAGCATTATTCCAGACGTTTCGTGGTTAGCAGAATTAATTACAATCGTATACAATTTGAGTAACTACCCCAGTACCGTGCAATCGCCTCCAGCTTTAGATAATTCCTTAGATAGCTGGCAAGCATTAAGGCAACGTGCTGATCTGTTAGGTATCCCAGCCTGGAAGCTCGCAGAAGATATGGCTTATCACGAAAATAACGGTGCGTTGAGAATATCGAGCAAGAAGAATAAAGAGTAAAATTAAATTTCAAGCACTTAACAGATAGACTGGTACGAGGAGGTGGACTATTTAAATGCCTGAACGCAATAGCCCTGCTTGTCCACTTCACGGCGATTTACCCAGGGCACGACATCCGCACAACTTCTTCGGAATTGTGACGGTCATCGATCAAATTATCGACACCATTAGCGGCGTGGGAACTACCAGTTATACCAAATGCCCTTACGGCTACGCCCCTAACTTCGAAGGCGTAGTAAGGGCTCTTGAAGATTTAAATGCTACAACCAGCGGAATTAGTGGGGGAGGCAGCTCACCTGTAATTACATCGGGTGTTGCAACTGGTTCTGGTTTATATGCTTCCATCAGTGGAGATTTAATTCTCTTTAACTTAGATTCTCGAGCTGAAGGCTCGGTTTCGCTTAATTACGATTCAAACACCGCTGTCTACAGCGGTACTGCATCTTCTTCTCCAGGGGGCGGAGCAAGCGTTACCGTTTCTGGCGCACCTGGAACAGGGTACTCAGCAGGAGACCTTTGGTTCGATACAAACGAGGGCCGTCTGTTTGTTTATGCGTCAGGTAATGACGTTGAGTCTCCTGACTGGTATCAAACCAATGCTGAAGGTATCGCTCTCATGAGTGATCTTCCTCCGTCAGGTACTGGTGAAAATGCTCCAGCACGTCACGGAAGCATTTGGTTCAATCAACTTGCAGGCTCACTTTTCGTCTACGACGCTCAGACGAGCGGCTGGTATGAAACCGGTCCTCAGCGGAGTGTTGCCTATGGCTCTGCTCCCCCAAGTCCTCCCGTTGCCGGTGCAGGTTGGTACGACACAATCGACTCTGCACTCAAAGTTTGGAATGGCACTTCCTGGATTAGCACTTAATATCAGGACGCTTTTTCAAAAACCATGGCTGCCAAAAACGGAAACTACATCCCGTCGAAGCCCAAGACTACACGTCAGGGGCAAGGTACGAACTCACGTCCAGAGCGCTGTGGTAAGAAAAAATTGCGGGGTCAAGGACGCTAAAGTGATGTTAAACAGTAAATAAAAATGGCAATCGTCAGTCTTGTTGCAGGTGAGACTCTTACTGCTGGTCAGGCGGTATACATAAACTCATCTGGTCTTGCACTACGAGCACAGGCTGACGGTGCCGATATTCAGTTAGCTTCTGTTGCAGGTGTTGCTCAAGATACTGTTACTGAAGGACAGAGCTTTCGATGTAACGTCGATTCTGTAGCAACAATTCCTGGCGCTGCTTTCACACCAGGTACAGCTTTATTTCTTGATCCGTTTGTTGATGGTCAAATAGCTGAATACGATGCATTCGCTTCAGGTGTTGCAGCAACTACTGCTGATGGTCTTTACTTAGTGAGGGTAGGCACAGCTCTAACGACAGATCGATTAGCTGTTGAATTAAAAAGACCAATCTTTATTAACAATACGACGTCGATTATTCTCGCAGAGACTGCATCTGGTTTGGCGGTAGATGCTATCCTGGATGAAGATGGCTTTAGAATTGACCTAGAAGGTGCGCTCTAATTATGCCTAGCCAGAAGATATCCCAATTTCCAGCTCAAACGACCGTAGCGTCGGGAGATATTCTGGCGTTAGTGACTGTTTCAGGCAGCACTTTTGATAACAAACGGATCGGAATTGACGTATTAGATAATAGATATCACGCAACCGCTTCTGGTGGAGCTGCCCTTGAGATTGCTGTCGAAGCTCTTGCCTCCGGCAATGCTGCTCTAACTGATTCAGCTGAAGCTCTCGCTTCTGGTAACGCTGGTATTTCACTTGCTCTCAATGAGCAAGGCGCACTTGCTTCAGGTAATGCTGCTTTAGTCGACGCTGCCGCAGCTCTTGCATCTGGTAATGCTGCAATCGTCGATGCATCGACTGCTCTTGCCTCAGGTAACGCAGCCTTAACCGATGTTTCAGGCAAATACGACAAGACTGGTGGTCCGATTACCGGCACCGTAACTATTAGAGATCAGTCTCTTGGTGAAGTTGCTAACCAAGGTGTTCGTAACGGTACGATTACTTTAGATTTTGGTTCAGCGAACAACTTTGAGTTTGTTCTCGACGGTACTTCTACGCTTGGTGCTCCTACAAATGCCAGCGGCGGTCAGTGTGGCGCTATCACAATTCGTCAAGACAGCACCGGTTCGAGAACTATGGCTTACAACGCTGTCTTTAATTTTGCTGGTGGGACAGCACCGACCTTGACTACTACAGCCAGCGGGGTTGATGTAATTTCGTTTTATGTTTCGTCACCCTCTGAGATTCAAAGCGTCGCTGTTTTAAATCTGTCATGATTCCAGGTCAGGCTCAACAATTTTTCGAAGCAGCCGCTGGAACGGGTGCTGCTGCGGCTGCTGAGTACGTCATCCCCAAGTCGCTGAGGTTCAACGACAGCGATAGCGCCTATTTAAGTAAAACTCCCGCGTCTGCTGGTAACCGCCGCACTTGGACTTGGGCGGCGTGGGTAAAAAGAAGCAAACTTGGCGCAGAGCAAGAGTTATTTGGAGCGCAATCTGCAGGTAACAATTATTTTTTAATTCGTTTTGACTCAAACGATAAAATTGATGTTTTTGATAGAGATTCTTCTGGTGCTGTAGGGCGTTTAATAACAACTCAAGTTTTTAGAGACCTTTCAGCGTGGCTGCATATATGTTACGTTTTCGATTCCACTAACAGTACCGCGGGTGACAGGCGAATTTTATATATCAACGGAAGTAGAGTTACTGACTTTGGAACCGAAGGATCAGTTTCACAAAACCATCAAACAAGAGTAAATGATACCATTCAGCATGGTGTTGGGGCTGTTTTTAATAGCTATCTAAGTGCTTATTTAGCCGATGTCCAGTTTGTTGATGGTCAGGCGCTTGCGCCGACTGATTTTGGTGAAACGCGCAGCAGCGACGGCGTTTGGGTGCCTAAGGAGTACACCGGCCCTTACGGTCCAAACAAGGTTTCAGAGGCTACTGGGGCTCTGCCTATCCTGAACACCACTGGCGATTTTGGAGGCACTGCTGCTTCTGGAACGCGAACTGATGACAACAGCAGCTCCATAGAAGTAGCTATTGCCATGAATGGGTCGGACGATGGGACTACATTCACTGATCAAAGTGCATCAATCCGTGGCAGCGGATCAGCTCTTACTGTTACTGCAAGCGGAAGTGCGGTAACAAGCGTTGACCAATCTTATTTTTATGGATCTAGCGGGTACTTTCCTGGCACGGCAAATAGTGACTGTTTAACTGTCGCTGCAGGTCCGTCTATTTCCAGCAGCGATGATTTTACGATTGAATACTGGTACTACCAAACCGGCCAGCCAACAACCGTAGGGTCTGTAATTCGTCAGTCTGGCAGTGGCGCGTCCGACCTTGGGATTATTCATTGGGGCGGAAACTACGCTTATTACCCCACGAATACAAGCACAGGAGTTGCCACTGTTAACAACGAATGGACTCATGTCGCTTTTACTAGAGAAAACGGGACTGTGCGTTTGTTTGTCAATGGCGTATTGCGTTGGAGCATTACAGGCAATACAAGCACAATCTTGAACTCTAGTAATTCAATTTCTATTGGGTCTTCTGGGGCTTCTTACGGGCTTGCTGAACACTTTAGAGGTTACTTGGCAGATGTTCGTATTTACGGAGGCGTTGCTAAGTACACCTCAAGCTTTGCGCCTCCAAAAAGCACTGGCAACGGCTTCCACCTGAATTTCAGCGATAGTTCAACGAACGAGGCGCTGGGTTTTGATTCCGCACCAACAATTCCTGACCTTGATCCCAAGAAAGGGATGGATGTTATTACCTACACGGGCACTGGAGCGGTTCAAAACATTGGCGGTTTGAACTTTGAGCCTGGGCTCGTTTGGGTCAAGTTGCGTAATGCCAGTGGTTATTCTCACAAGTTGGTTGATTCTGTTCGCGGTGCGACAAAAAGCCTTGTCAGTAATAACACTAATGCTGAGCTAACAGAAGCAAACGGAGTACAAAGCTTTAACCCTGATGGTTTTACTCTTGGCTCTCAGGAGGCATACAACAAAAATGGCAATACTTTTGTGGCTTGGACATGGCGAGCTGGCGGGCCTGCTGTTGCTAACACTGATGGATCGATCACTTCACAAGTCTCTGCCAATACTGATTATGGCTTCTCCATTGTTACCTACACCGGCACAGGTTCTGCGGCGACTGTCGGCCACGGATTGAATACTGAGCCAGATTTTTATGTGGTGAAGCGTAGAAACGCGGCTGATGATTGGGAGACTTACCACAGTGGGCTTGGGGCTACTTACTATGGCAAACTAAACACGTCTGATGCTTGGACCACCTCTGGAGGTACAGCAAGATGGAATGACACAGAACCTACAAGTTCTGTCTTTTCGGTTGGCACTACTGACAATGTAAACGGAAGCTCTGACACTTATGTGGCATATTGCTGGAGCGAGGTATCGGGCTATTCCAAATTCTCCAGCTATAGCGGCACTGGCAGTGCTGTAAAAGTCACCACTGGATTTAAGCCTCGTTGGGTTCTCGTCAGGTCTACAAGTAATAGCCGCGAATGGTTGATTTGGGATTCAGAGCGAGGTCTCAGCAGTGGTGCTTTACGACCTAACAGCGACGGCACTGCATATAGTGATTCAACCTATAACGGCATAACTTTTGATTCTGATGGTTTTACCATCATGACCGGCGACTCAACGCCAAACATGAGTGCGTCTGGTGAGACATATATATATGCAGCATTTGCGGATCGGCCAGGAAATAACTGGGACGTCAATAACATCGTCACCAATGAAGGTCTGACCACCAGCAAAACGCAGTTCGATGTGGTGACCTACACCGGCAACGGTGGAACGCAACAGATTGGTGGGGCTAGCTATAGCTCTACCGGCGATCAATCTATTACAAGTATTGGCCAAATTTTCAACGGCTCTACCAGTAATGGAGGCTACTTTCCAGGCACTGGCACAAACAAAACCCTCACCACAACCCCGTTTACTATTAACACACAACTAAGGATTCGTAACAACTTCCGTAGCGATGGAACGTATGCAATATGTCTAAACGGCAGCTGTATTAACGTTCCAGGAAGTGGCACTGATTCAACTGCATTTAGATGGTCCACGGTTGACCTGTCATCGTTCACGCTGCCCTTAGATGTTACAAACCTTGGCTACAGTTTGAGCCAAAACAGTGGCAACACAATCATGGCTATTGAGGTGGATTCAACCATCTTGATAGACGGCACCGGCCCAGGTCTCAAGTTCCAGCCGGATTTTGTGTGGTTGAAGGGTCGTAGCTACAGCATTTCGCACTTGTTATATGACTCAGTAAGAGGCTTTGGCGCAGATAAAGAGTTGATTCCGAACGGTCCAAATGCGGAAGGAAGTGCTAGTGCTGACTCAACTTACGGTTATATAAGCACAGTTGATTCGTCTGGCTTTACGATTGAAGGCGGCAGTGATGCAGATAACGGATACACAAATAAAACCAACGCTACCTACGTTGCCTGGTGCTGGAAGGCAGGTGGCACGGCAGTTTCTAACACTGACGGCAGCATCACTTCATCGGTGTCTGCAAACGCTCAGTATGGCTTCAGCATCGTGTCCTACACAGGAACAGGCTCTGGTACGCAAAGCGTGGGCCACGGATTGTCCAGTGTTCCAGCTCTAGTAATAACTAAGTCTCGTGGCGCAACTGGCTCTTGGCGCGTATTTGCAGATATTGGTGGAACATACAAGATTGGCAATTTAAACAATACCGATGCCTTTGTAAATGCCTCGGTTTCAGCACCTACTTCGTCAGTCTTCAATGTTGATGGCAATTCAAACGCCAGCACAACGCACGTGGCCTACTGCTTCGCAGATGTCCCCGGCTACCAGCGGATTGGTTCGTACACCGGCAATGGCAGCAGCACAGGCCCTGTAGTCGTGACCGGCTTTAAGCCCAG